AGAAGGGCGCTGAGGTAAACGGCACGTAGCGGCCAACCACACACCAGATTAACCCTGCGGCTGACGAGCCAGGTAATTACCGCCGATGTGCGGCAGGGTTCCAAAAAGAAAGGCCGCATTTAGCGGCCTGAAGAGACGAAGGAAATGATTTACAGCTGAGAAAGCTCTTTACGTGCCGCTTCTGCAATGAAATGACTGCGGCTTGAATAACGAGAATTCTGCCCCACAGCTTTATCGATTTTCTCGATTAACAGGTGAGGCATGGTGATGTTGATGCGTTCTGTCTTGCCGAGATATTTGGTTATATCGATCTCGACACCGATCCAGCAGCCCTTTCTTGCTTCTTCGCCGCTTCCATTCTCTGGACTCATGTCCAGACTCCAGGAACCGGAAGACTCAGGAATCTTAAGTCCTTTTTCAGCCATCAATTCAAAATGCGCTTCCAGAGCTGAATGAGCGTCTTTATAGGTATCTTCAAATGTGTCGCCAGCAAAAATGCAGCCCGGCACATCAGGGAAGTAACCACTGGCGGTGCCATCGGTATCAATCTCGACGAATGCTGAATACAACATGCGTTTACCTCTTGCGATAAAGAGCGCCCTTTCGGGCGACTCCTGATTATTTAAGTTTCGCATCCTTCAGGATTTGATGAACCGTTCCAGTTTTCAAATCTTTCTTAGGGTGCGGAACCGTTATTACGTTTGAGAAATCCGGGTGGCTGAACTGGTGATGACTCCCCTTTACCCGATCAAGTTGCCATCCATTTTTCTCTAACAGCTTTATCAGTTCCGAACTTTTCAATCATCCTCCGTCTCGCTAACTGATGAAAGAATTATACACATGGTACACACCGTTGTGCAAGTGTTGAGTGTGTATCGTGTGTATTATTTTGAATGTTTTTCTCCTTTACCCCTTCAAGAGCTAAGCCATTGCGAGTGCCGGAGATAAGCGCCGGGTGGGGTAACTTATAAAATGCTAACGCAGCGGGGAAATGTCCGCACCAATTCACAGGTCAGCTATAGAGCTGGCCTTTTTTATTTCCTGACTACAGACACAGCCCATTAAATGGGAGGTGAGAATGGTACGAATCATGCCTGACAAAATTGCTTCCGCAGTGAGCTACTGCGTGTCTGGCACTCTTGTATGTGGGGGTAGTGTGGCTCAATGGATACATGACCTCGACTGGAACAAGGTGGCGGTAATAAGCGGTATCGTGATTGCTATCGCAACGTTTTTCACAAATCTATATTTTCAGCGTCGTCAGACTATCGCGATTGAAAAAGCTTCGGACGAAGGCAAGACCGTCGTTCGCGGGGAGTAATCATGGCGATATCACCGCAAACCAGAAGCCGGTTAAGCGCTGCAATGTTGGCGCTGATTGCTGCCGGTGCTTCAGCTCCCGTAATGATGGCGCAATTCCAGAAAGAGAAAGAAGGTACAAGCCTTACATCCTATCCTGATGGGCGCGGCATCTGGACCATTTGCGGCGGTGTCACCAGCGTTAATGGGAAACCAGTCGTTAAGGGAATGAATCTCACCGAAAAACAATGTGATGCCATTGATGAGGCAGAGCAGGCCAAAGCGCTTTCATGGGTTGAGAAAAATGTTCACGTCCCGCTGACAAATCCTCAGAAAGTCGGGATCGCCTCGTTCTGCCCGTGGAATATCGGGCCGGGTAAATGCTTCCCATCTACTTTCTACCGCAAGCTCAACGCAAATGACCGGAAGGGCGCATGTGCTGCGATTAAGACGTGGATATTCGACGGTGGGAAAGATTGCCGCATTCGCTCAAATAACTGCTTCGGGCAGGTTGAGCGGCGTGATCAGGAATCAGAGCTTACCTGCTGGGGATTGGATCAATGAGCCTGAGCGATATCAAATGGAGCGCTGTTTCAATTGCTGTGCTGATTCTGATAATCGTGGGACTTGGGGTAACTGTAAAACTCCAGGCAGCAGATAAAGCGCTTCTCAGTGAGCAGAACGAGACGCTGAAACAGGACACCGCCACGCAGAGTTCTGTCATTGCTACCCAGTCATTTCAGTTCAATCGGTTCAACACCATCGCCTCAGCCGCACAGCAGGGCGCAATAAACAGTCAGGCCGGATCAGAGGAGAGGGAAATTGAATACCGAAAAATCCTCGTTACTGAAAAAACCTGTGATCTGCCTGTTCCTGCTGCTGTCGCTGGCCGGTTGCTCGACTACGCGAACCGTTTACGTGCCAGCGCAGTGCGTAAAGATACCGGAAACGCTGACCAGCCCGGTACTGACGCCGCTGCCACCGGCACGCTGACATACTGCCAGGCGGTTCTCTGGATTGACCCACTGCTGACGACTATTGAAGAGGCAAACGGAAAGTTAGCAGCCATCCGACAAATCGAACTGGAACGGCATGATGACCAGACTAAAAAAATTCCTTAACTTGCTGAAAAGCCTGTTTATTAAACCCAAAGAAGAGAAAAGCGAAATGCCTGATGAAAATGAAGTAGTACAAACTGAACAACCGGCAGCAACTGACATTACCGAGGCGGTACTGGTAAAGCTGAAAGAGCTGGTGGTTGCTGCCGGTGATAAGGCGCATACGGTGATTGATGACCTGATCGCCGTGGCTAAAAAACTGGCGTAATCATCACAAGGCGTATTCCTGCGAATGCGCCTGATGATGGTTTATGCGGGGGTTAATATGCGACTGACTGTATTGGATGACGACCCGGGGATCAGAATCAATCCGGGTGTAGAGCGTTATCGCGTCACGCTTGATGGTGAAGAGGTTAAGCGCTGCCTTACCGCTGACGATACTGCTGGCGAAATTATTGAAGCGGCAACTGATGCCAACGGCAGAATAGAAATTGAATTCGGCGAAGTGAAGACGCAGACCCGAAAGGGAATCGTCGTCATTGAGAAAATTGATTCCTCCGACAAGGGATAACGGTTAGCTAAGCTGTGAAGCGTTACGACATCGGCCCGCTTTGCATATATGTGATCAGGTCATTACAAGGCAGTAAAAAAACTTCACAGTTCCGTAAGTAATGGGATAAAAGTCAGGTAAATCAGAAGTACGATATTCAAAGGGCGCTCTGAGCGCCCTTTAATGTGGAGGTTAGATTTTAGGGGTAAAGCTATCAATGTATGGCTTGTCGTATTCCTTAGCTAGCGCCTTGAAAGTCGTCTCAAATTTACTTTTGATGTAATCATCAGGCATGTTGGAGGAGTTGCCAAGACGGCCTGCCAGCAGCAGGCAGGTTTGGGCGAAAAGGAATTGCTTGAGTTGTTCTTTATCGTTCATTGAAACGTCCTCTGTTGATTAAAAGTAACTGCAAAAAAATTAATAACGAATATAACGTGCTTAGGCAATAGGTTTGTCCTGTTTTATTTTGTGCTGAAAACTTCATTCATTGAGTTCACTTTTCAGCATAAATACAATGAATCTTCGGCTGGTGGTCTCACCATTGCCGAGGGTTATATCTATCTGACCAGCAGGAAACTCTGAATGGATGTTGTGATTGATGGTGTTCGATACGCGCCAGTGGGAAACCCCGCCTCAAATATTGGCATCGCGATCACCACGCACAACCGCCATGACGTTTTATCCCGCGCGCTTGAGCATCAGCTTAAATATCTGCCAGCCGGTGCGCTTGTGGTTGTTATTGATGACGGGTCAGCTAAACCGGTAACAGTGCCGGAAGGTGTGAGGCTGATTCGCCGTGACATGTCACGCGGCATTGTTGCATCAAAGAATACCAGCCTTGAGGTGCTGATTGATGCTGGCTGCGAACATCTGTTTCTGTGGGACGATGACGCATGGCCGGTTGCTGGTGGATGGGAACAGCCTTACATCGAATCGCCTGAGCCGCATCTGGCTTACCAGTTTCTGAACTTTGCCACCGGGCAAAAAATAAATGACATTGCCATGCTTTACCGAGATGAAAAGCACATTGCTTACACCGGCCAGCGTGGAGTGATGCTGTATTACCATCGCAGCGCGATTGAAAGAGTTGGCGGCTTTGACCCCATCTATCAGCGCGGTATGTATGAGCATTCTGATTTGGCGCTGCGCATTCACAACGCAGGGTTGACCAGCTGGGCTTTTGCTGATGTTACCGGTTCGGAAAAGCTGATTTACTCGCTGGATGAGCATCAGGCAGTTGAACGTTCCGTGCCGAAACCAGACCGCGAAGCGCAGGTTAAGCGAAACGTCACCATCCACAATAAGCGGCGTGATAATGGCTATTCAGGTTACGCGCCGTTCCGCTGCCAGCGAAACGTGGTTATCACAACCCTGCTGACCAGCCAGCCAGACCCGCAACGCAACAGCAAAATACAACCATCGCCTGACCTGCTTACAAAGTGGGCGGCATCACTTCGCGGATGCGGGCGTATCGTGCTGGCGGATGAGCTGACAACAGCACCGGCTGACGCTGAATTGCACCGCGTGCCTGACGTGAAAATGAATGTCTATTTCCGCCGCTGGCTGCATATCTGGCAGCACCTTCGGGATCATCCTGAATATGAGTTTGTATGGTGCGCCGATGGCACTGACGTTGTGATGCTGCGCGAGCCGTGGCAGGAAATGGAACCCGGAAAAATTTACGTTGGTTCGGAGCCAAAAACCTACGCTGACAGCTGGGCTGT